GCTAAACACAAAGATAAACTATTTGAAAATAATGGTTCTGGACAAACAGTACAAAATGATATCCCAAATGTACAAAATGTTATCCCAAATTTACAAAATGTTATCCCAAATGTACAAAATGTTATCCTAAAAACTTTTTCTTGTTCGAAATGTAACAAGATTTATAAAACGTTAAGACATTTACATAACCATGAAACAAATTGTAACAAAGTCGATAGTCTTACATGCCCAAGATGTATGATTTCTTTTACAAACAGACATAATAAAAATAGACATATAAAAGCAGATAAATGCAAAGCAAGAAGTATAATTCATGCTCGAGCACCAAATATTCAGAATATAACAAATAACAACACAACCAATAATATTCAAAATGCTGAAACAATTCAAAATATAAACAATGCTAATCGGATTATTATTAACAACTTTGGATCTGAAAGAATAGATCATATTTCTGATGAAGATATTATGAAAATATTACAATCTGGTACAAATACGGTTCCTTTGTATATTAAAAAGAAACACTTTGATAAAAACTTTCCAGAAAATAATAATATTAAGTATTCAAACGACAACAAGTGTCAAGTATTGGAAGACAATTGTTGGCAAGAAAAAGATATCGGACTATTGTCTACCAATCTTATGAAAGACAATACCGAAGTTCTTCTTATGTATTGTGACAATAATGAAATACAATTATTAAATGAAATAGATGACATTGAAAAGTACGAACATATACGAAATAAGTTGTTTATTGTTTATAATAAATCTGATAATCAAAGATATAATGCTGTTCTAACAAAGATAAAGGAGTTGATTAAGAGTTCGACAGTAGAAATAGAAACCTAAAAAGATATGATGAATTTATCTTTTTATGTCTTTTACTACAAAACAACAGAAGTATAATCCATATAAAAAGAACACATTGTTTCGAGTTTCTGTACATTTTGAAGGAGACAATCCATTAGAATTTTTGAATTATATAATTGCCAAGAATTACGACATTATCAAACTTTCTTTAATTCCTTGTATCAAATGATTGAAACATAATGATGTACGTAGAGTGTATAGATCATTTTGCCAAAAGTATCAAAATAGACCATGTTATTACTATAGGAGAAGAACTTTTTAGAATAGACTGGATATGTTTGATAATAAATTTTTTTGATTTTTTCTAGTGTGCATATATGTCACTTTTTTTCATTTTTAATCGTCAAACAAGAAGCGAATTGTCTGACGAACGTGATGGTCTTGTTTACATATAAATTAAATAGGTCATTGATATGCTCTCAAAAAGATGTCAAGATATTTTCAAATTTAGGTAAAATAAATAAAAATAAGTAAAAACTGATTGAACCATACACTAAAAACGCAATACAAGCAAAAGGATGCCGAGTAAATGTGACGTTTGCAAACAAAAACAATCATACTTTGGAATGCCAAACGATACAGTTGCAAATCACTGTGGAGGTTGTAAACTCGATGGCATGATTAATATCAAGCATCGTAAATGTATCGTTTGCAAACAAAAAGGACCATGCTTTGGAATGCCAAACGATACAGTTGCAAATCACTGTGGAGGTTGTAAACTCGATGGCATGGTTGATATCAAGAGGCGTAAATGTGACGTTTGCAAACAAAAAAGACCAAACTTTGCAATGCCAAACGATACAGTTGCAAATCACTGTGGAGGTTGTAAACTCGATGGCATGATTGATATCAAGCATCCTAAATGTGTCGTTTGCAAACAAAAAAGACCAAACTTTGCAATGCCAAACGATACAGTTGCAAATCACTGTGGTGGTTGTAAACTCGATGGCATGATTGATATCAAGCATCCTAAATGTGTCGTTTGCAAACAAAAAATACCACACTTTGGAATGCCAAACGATAAGGTTGCAAATCACTGTGGAGGTTGTAAACTCGATGGCATGATTGATATCAGGAATCCTAAATGTGACGTTTGCAAACAAAAAGGACCATGCTTTGGAATGCCAAATGATAAAGTTGCAAATCACTGTGGAGATTGTAAACTCGATGGCATGATTAATATCAAGCATCGTAAATGTGTTTTGTGTCAAGATAAACAATTTTCCAATCCCAAGTATGAAGGATATTGTCTTAATTGTTTCTTACATACTTTCCCAGATAAACCAGTTACAAGAAATTACAAGACAAAAGAAAAGTCAGTTGTTGATTATATAAAACAACATTTTCCATATCTCGATATAGTATGGGATAAAAGTATCAAAGATGGATGTTCGAAAAAAAGACCTGATTTAATGATAGATCTTGGTTATCAAGTAATTTTCATAGAAATAGATGAAAATCAACATCAAGATTACGATTGCTCGTGTGAAAATAAACGAATAATGGAACTTTCACAAGACGTAGGACATCGTCCAATTATTTTCATAAGGTTTAATCCGGATGATTATAAGAAGGACGGCAAAAAAGTATCATCTTGTTGGTCTAGGAATAAACTTGATATATTGACCATAAGTAAAAATAAAAAAGAAGAATGGGATACAAGATTAAAAAATCTAAAAGATACTGTTAATTACTGGATTTGCGAAGATAATCAAACAGATCGAACAGTAAATATGATAGGGTTATATTATGATACTTAAAACACGATAATCCTTTCAACAGTAGAATTTGAAAACTAAGAAAAAACATCATTTTTGAAGAGTCATGGAAACGACATGGGGGGAGAGAGGTGATAAATTTATCTTTTTATGGTCTAAAAAAGATATAAAAAGATAAATAAAAAAGTACCATATATGTAGTATAGTGATAAAAATGCCGTTCCCTTACACTAAATGTCGTTTTTGCGATTATAAAACTGACGTAAAATGTAACCTTATAAGACACCAAAATACTAAACATAAAGATAAATTATTTGAAAATAACGAATCAAAACAAACAGTACAAAATGACATCCCAAATGTACAAAATGTATGCCCAAATGAACAAAATGTATGCCCAAACGTACAAAATGTATGCCCAAACGTACAAAATGTATGCCCAATGTGTTTCAAGACATATAAAACCAAAAGACATTTGAACAAACACAAAACTTTATGTAAAGGAATTGACGAACTTACATGTTCAAAGTGTATGACTTCGTTTACAACAAGATCAGCAAAACATAAGCATATAAAACGAAATAATTGTTCGGCAAGAAGTGTTATTCATTATCACAACAAAAATATTCAAAACATAATTCAAAATCAGAATATATATAATACAACGAATAATACAAATAATACAAACAACCTTATCATTAACAACTTTGGTTCAGAAAGAATAGATCATATTTCTCAGGATGATATTGTAAAAATGCTTACAAGCGGTTTGAATACAGTTCCATTGTATATTAAAAAGAAACACTTTGATAAAAACTTTCCAGAAAATAATAATATTAAGTATTCAAACGACAACAAGTGTCAAGTATTGGAAGACAATTGTTGGCAAGAAAAAGATATAGGTCTATTGTCTACCAATCTTATGAAAGACAATACCGAAGTTCTTCTTATGTATTGTGACAACAATGAAATACAATTATTAAATGAAATAGATGACATTGAAAAGTACGAACATATACGAAATAAGTTGTTTATTGTTTATAACAAATCTGATAATCAAAAGTATAATGCTGTTCTAACAAAGATCAAAGAGTTGATCAAGAGTTCGACAGTGGAAATAGAAAACTAAGAAAAAACGATGTTTTTCAAGATTCTAGAAACGCCTTGGGGGGGAGAGAGGGTCGAAAATGAGCAAGTTATGGTGTTTACACAGAGTATATAAAGTGAAAATTATATTATCATTATATATATAATAAGAGCAATACTCAGATTTAATGATTTACAATTGCTCTTTATGTAATTATTTTACAGAAAGAAAATATAACTTTATAAGGCATAATGCTAACAAACATACGAAAGAATATGAAAATATGAAGAATATTGAAAATGTACAAAATGTATGCCCAAATGAACAAAATGTATGCCCAAATGAACAAAATGTATGCCCAAATGAACAAAATGTATGCCCGATGTGTTACAAGACTTATAAAACCAAAAGACATTTGAACAAACACAAATCTTTATGCAAAGGAATTGACGAACTAACATGTTCAAAGTGTATGATTTCATTTACAACAAGATCAGCAAAACATAAACATATAAAACGAAATAATTGCTCAGCAAGAAGTGTTATTCATTATCACAACAAAAATATTCAAAACATAATCCAAAATCAGAACATATATAATACAACAAATAATACAAACAACCTTATTATCAACAACTTTGGTTCAGAGAGAATAGATCATATTTCCCAGGATGATATTGTGAAAATGCTTACAAGCGGTTTGAATACAATACCTTTGTACATAGAGAAGAAGCATTTTGATAAAGAATTTCCCGAAAATAACAATATAACTTTTACAAATGAAAACAAATGTAAAGTAATGGAAAACAATAAATGGAAGGAAAGAGATATCGGCACTTTATCTTCGAAATTGATTCAGGATAATTCAGAGGTTCTTCTTTTGTATTGTGACAACAATGAGATGAATTTATTAAATGTCTTGCAAGATGAAGAAAAGTTCAAATTTATAAAACATAAATTATTTATTGTTTATGACAAGTCGGAAAGTCAAAAGTATAATGAAATTCTTTCGAAAATAAAAGATTTAATCAAAAATTCCAAACTTTGAATATATTTGACAGTTTTAATGTATTTTATTTTTTTCAATTATTTTAATGTAACAATAATTATAATATAATGAAAGATGTTTTGAATCATATTAATTATATTATGGAGATTTGTATATCATTGTATGAATGTAATTGTATGATAAGTAGAAATGAAGAATTGGAAGAAAATCTTTTAAAGTTTTGTGACAATTCAGATGATGACATTGTCAATAAAAATAAATATATAAATAAACTTTATCCCATACTCGAAGATGTAGCATCTTAGTATCTTAGTAAAAATCATATTTCTATATCAAATGTTAATAAAAAATGATGTAAGATCTAAGTAGACATTATAATACATTATGCCTCCTAAACAAAAGGTTTGTAATAAAGGAGTTCGTGCACATGGAACAGAAAAACAACAACAAACTATTCTTGAACCATACAAACATGTAAAACAATATAAAAAGTTGAAAATTATGAAAGATGCTGTATCGAAAAAATTGAAAAATGTTTTAGAGAATAATTGTTGGAATTTGCAAAATATGTTTGAGAAAGAACTTCCAGATTTTCTGAATGATATCTGTAACGACGGGGCAGTTGCTTGGAACAATGGAGTGCAATATCTTGATTACAGCAAGAAAACTGAAGTAAATGTAAATAAGATTTCCTTAGAAAAACTAAAAAACGGTGAATACAAAGCATTATACAGGGACAAAAGAAGCAAGGGGAACAAAAGTACCACAGAATATTCTTATGCATTAAGAATAGAATTTTTCACTAAAACGTTTGATGACTTCAAAAAATTTGAGAATGTCGACGACATAGGATGGATTGTTAAAAACAACAGATTATTGTTGTACAATATTTTGAAATATCATAATGAGAATTCGAACACCATATTTACGATCAACAGGGATATGAAAGCACTGACAAGAGTCATGAAGTTATTGTTAGGAGAAGAAGACGAACTCAGGTATAAATTTTCTGTTCTTCAAACTGCTTTCACTGATTTGGAACATCTATCGGATGATAATAATAAAATTACATCAGAACGAGAGTTCAGAACATTTGTTCCTTATGAACATTTGTTCGAATTGTGTGATAAGAAGGAGCAAGAATATTTTGAGAAAGTCAATGAGTTCAAAAAGGCAAGAAATGAACCAGAATATAACAATGTGCAAGAAATGTATGAAATAAATTCAGAGAACGGAGAATTGCATTCGTCAGAAATGTTCCACTTTCATCAAATATCGTTAGCAATAGCAATAAATATATGGAATTATCCGAGCAGAACTGAAAACTTCACAATGTATTTTACTGAAAATCCAGATACTATTGAAAAAGGGGAAAATTATGTTCATTTCACAAACGACAATAAGTGTATGATGATTTACAATGACGACAAGAAATGCCACAAACCAGTCTCCTATCATTTGAATAGCGCTGCATTATTGGGATTAAATACAAGATTGTGTAATATGTTGAAATATTCATATAAAACATATAAAAGGTCTTCTATGTTTTTGCAGAAAAATGAATGGAGAAGGAATAAGAAAGCGATTTCTTCAGCAGCAATTGGTAAATGGTTATCGGAACTGATACCAAATAAAAATATTGGCGTCAATACTTTTCGATCATCATTTGTGTCTTATTATTTTCCGAAATGGAATAATAGACAGAGAAATGTGATGGCAATAAGAATGAGGACTTCTATGTCGCAAATAATGAGATCATATCTCAAATTTTACACAGATCCAGACACTTTAGTCAAAATAAAAGAAGAACAAGACGAGGAACTCGTTGCAAGAGTCGCGCAAGGAAATTCAGAAAACAACCAATACGTAGTAAATGATAATGACGGTGATGATATATCTGATGATGATAATATCATTGATGACAACAGAATGGAAGAAAATGCGAATGTAAACAATGTACCGCAACAAAACGCAGATATTATAAATCCTGTTATAAGTTATCAAGAAAGGAGAAAAGCAAGTTTTAGAAAATGGTATGAAAATGATGAAAATAAAATTAAACATAGAAATCGCACCAAAGCAGCATATGGCGCACGTTATGTTCGCGAATTAAACAAAGGAATCATAGATTTTTCAAAAATGAACGAAGAAACTGTAGAGAAATACGGTATCAAAAAAGGAGAAGATGGTGTGTTTTATATTTAGGATGATTGTGGTGTTGGCTAGATAGACATTGAAGTTGTTCCAGGAAAATTATTCAAGTGAAAGAGGTAACTCGAGGGGATTGGCTGAACAGCATCAACACTGTCTTTTATTTTTATTTCAATTTTAAAATTGTCAGAAACGCCCGCGCTTGTTTTATATTCTGCATAAATTGGATAATATACATCTTTTTTAAGATGTATATAACCTGTTTGTATTAAACCTGTTTGTATTAAACCTGTTTGTATTAAACCTAATTTCAGTTTTGTGTCATTAAATCTATCAAACCCTATTTCAAATTTGGCGTTTAATAGAATGTTCGCATTTATATTGAATAAATATTCATTGTCAGAAGGTGCTTTTAAATATCCATAATATCGTAAAGTTTCATTTATTTGAGGTCCTTCTGGTAAGTTGAGACCATATTTATAAATTCCTTTTTGGCGATGCAACAATATATTTGGTAGCATCATTCTATTTTCACCAATTTCATGATCAGATCCATGATCAAACTCATATCCTTCTTTCACACGAATAATGACTATACCACTACCGCCCATTCCTCCGTTTTTCCCACTATCTCCGCCTCCACCACCCCCACCAGTACCATGAATACCATTGTCACCATCTGTTCCGGCACTGTCTTTTTTTTCACCACCATCACCGCCTTTTCCGTATTCGGAGTTATCATTTATTATATTTATATATATTCCTTCACCTCCATCTGTGATATTATTACCATCTTTGATATTTGCAGAATAAGTACCTGCACCACCGCCTCCTGAACCACTAGTTTCTGAAGAAAACCCTGCTTTGTTTTTGTATGATACTGATCTTTTGCTTCCACTGTCTAGACCCTCATTCCCTCCCAATTTTGTCTCATCTGAATTGTTACCACCTGCACCACCACCAGACCCCCCATCACTTCCATTTGTGTTAAAATTTCCTCCTTTTCCACCTCCAGTTGCATTTGCTATTATTTCATTTTCTGACCCGTCTTTCAAAAACTCGATTTTACTTTCATTACCATTACTTTCATTACCACCACTACCAACTATTATATTATATGTACCGCTTGTTAAAACACATAAAGGAATATGAACAACACTACCAGCACCACCACCACCACCACCACCATCACTATCACCGTTACCACCGCTACCGCCACCACCAACTATTAATATTTCGCATATCATATCAATATCAATTTGAAAATTACCATTTGTGGAAAACATATAATAATAATCATTTGTACCATGAATTTCAGTACGAGCAACAGCAGTAGTAATCGACCTTATACTCGAATAATGTTTAACAACTACAACATCTTTTAGTTCGTTTAACGATTTTTTTCGGTAAATTTCTTGTAATGAATCCAAACTTTTTACACCTGGTTCATAGAGTTCATCTTCGTAGAAAAAACTATAAGCCTCGTTTAGTGTTACTTGAGGAGGATTAATAGCATTGTATGTTTCTTTATAAGCATTAGGTACAACAATCCCCCATTGTCCAATATACTCTTCTGTGTTCGTGGGATCCAATGGATCATATAGTGAAATATCATACTTTAGTCTTTTGGTATATGGATAAAAATATTTGTCATTATTAAGACTAAAATTATCTTTTCTAGAATAAATCGATACATAATTATAAGTATTGTTTATTAATCTGTAATCAATTTTTTTCCATACCGGATATAATTGTGTTGTTTCTCTTAGTGTAGCACCATCATAAAATTCACTAGGATTGCTTATTTTGGTTTGAAAATCTTCATTGGTTCCTAGTGTCCACCCGTCTGTATAAAAACCACAATATTCTACATAAATGTTTTTGAGTTTCAATCCATTTACCTGATCCAAATCATCTACTGTGTATATTTGTTTGTCCGGTATATAAAACGATGTATAAAACGTACCGCTTAACGCATCGACCGATGGAGACGTATTATATACTACCATATACTCTTTCGATTTCCAAATTGCAGTTACATTAACATTCGAATATTGAAATGTAAATTTTGGATTAGGAAAATATGTCGTCTCGTTTAAAAAACTACCATCCGTATAATCAACACTCCAACCAATATGCTCGCGATTTTCTTTTATATATTTTGATGTACTCAATGTTATATATGCACCAATTTTATCCTTAACAGTGAAAGTTAAAACCCTTGCCGGTGCATCTGGATCATCATCAGCATCATGATAATAACCTGGATAATATTCAATATTATATATACGTATCCAAGTGTAAGTTATTATACTATTATCAGTTAGAGTCAGCGAATCGCCTGCATTCACTTCTGTACCATTATATTCGATTTTGTCTAATATATGATCAAGATATGACACAGCAGGGTTTGGCCAAATTATTGAATGATCTTCGTCCAGAGTACCAGTTGAATACTCTCGGTCTATTGTAGTTCCTCCATTAAACCGCCATGTCAATGTATATGTACGTATCCAATTGTAAGTTATTGTAGTATCACCGTTAATCATTTCATCCTGACCATACGCTATCTCCCAAATTATATTTTGGTCCGGATTCGCAGCGATTACATCTTTAGTGTTATCATTATCTAATACATAATTGTATATCACATGACCAATCTGTGTCACTGAATCTTCGGGTGGCCATACTATTTGCGAGAAATTATCATAAACACCATTGCTTGTATAATCATCACCGGGTGCCAGTGATATTAATCCTCCATTAAAATCCCATGTCATTGTATATTGACGTATCCAAACGATTTTTATGCTAGTATCACCCACCGCCCACCAACCGGCCCCATATGTTATTTTTTGATATGTATCAAAATCGGCATTAATGATTAACACATTACTCGGATCTATTCTATGACCATGTTTTGTCACTGTATTTATGGGTGGCCATACTATTGGAATACTTCGTACCGTACTACTACCGTAGTGACCTGTTGAATACTCCGTGTCAGGGGTTGATGTTCCTCCTCCATCAAAATCCCATGTTATTGTATATTCAGGTACCCAATTGTAAGTTATTGTAGTATCACCGTTAACCACTTCATCCTGACCATACACCATCTCGAAAACGTAATCGGAACCCGGATTATGAATGTAGTATTCTCTAGATGCTGCATTATCTATTACATATTTGTCTACAAAATGACCAATCAGTGTCACTGAATCTTCGGGTGGCCATACTATTGGCCAGGTTTGCATGTAATCACCATTGCTTGAATAAACAACATCGGATGATATTAATCCTCCATTAAAATTCCATGTCAGTGTATGTGGTGTAGGTTCCCAAAAAATTTCTACTTTAGTATCACCTTTGGCCCAAAAATATTGTCCATAATTTACTCTTGCCACATCTCCGTTCGCCATGGGCCAATCATCACTCTCTATTATTACATAAGCTATTTCAGTACCATATTTTGTCACTGAATCTGGCCATACTATTTGATACTCGTAATCCACAGTAGTACCACGGGAATAAGTACCATCTGTAGTAGATCCTCCATTAAATTCCCATGTCATTGTATATGTTGGTGTAGAGATTTCGGTCCATGTATATGTAATAGTAATACCACTGTCCAGTCCCGGGACAGTCCGTGGTGGTCCATAGTCAATATCATAGTTATAACCTGATCTTTCCACTACAGGATAGATAATTTCTGAAGCAAATGGTGCGTCGCCTGTTGTGTAATCATCCTCATTAGTTATGGTGACACCTGGTAAATCTAATCCAACCCAAGTAACAGGGTAATTTATTGGAGTTCTTACGTTTTTGACCCACATCATCACATATTCGGGGTTTCTCCCTCCACCATTTTGTGCAAAAATAGTTTTAGTACGAGCTTCGTTTACTTCTACCCAGGAAGCAGGAATAGGAACATACGTATTAATGTCGGGGATGGAGGTATAATCACCATAGGTGAACAATGTTCCGTCGTCATACTGCCCAATATAGACAAATGTGTTGGACACAAATGTTGTTGTATCATAATGATCTTGCTCATAAGAAGGTATATCAACATCTACTGACCCTCCGTCCGCGTGATAATAATTACCACCCGTCGAAGAATAAGTAGATTCTTCCGTGCCTTGTTCATTTAGGACGACTTCAAAAAAAACCGGTATAACTAGGACCATTTTAATTTATGTATTAGTTTAATTTTAAATAATATATAAATCTGACATTTTAGACAAAGTGTCTAAACTCAACATTCAAAACACCGACTTATCGGCAAAAAAATATTGAAAGTAGTAAAAAATTGGTCAGCACATCTTGTATTCTTGCTTATCATCTTGACGAGAAAGTAATCAATTAATAGTTATTTTTTAAAAGTCTTAAAAAATAACTATTAATTGATTACTTAAATAATAATATTAAAAAAATACAAGAATTATAAAGACTAAAAATCGTCATTTTAAATGTTAAAAGATGTAAAAATAGTACATGTCATAAAAAGTTTTATAAAAATAAAATAAGAAATAAAATTGTAAGAAAGAAGTCAAACATGTACTATTTTTGATAAAAGAATAGTCAAAGAAAAAAGTCATACAATAAATGAATAAATGAAGGATAAAAATAAAAGATATCAATAAGAATGTACAATTAAATACGTAGAAATTTTATAGTTTTATTCGAGATATAATAAAGGACGAAAATAGAAAATAGGAAGAAATCAATAAAAAATAAATAATCTTGTCTCATTTTTCTTTTCGGTTGGTGTAATACCAAACAATGCGTTATCAAAAACAGTCAAATTCGAAGTAACAATACTATCTTTATTCATTTATGAATTACGCATAAACTCAGCAGCATCGTGTAAACTAATATCCATTATACTTATTTAAAATAAAACTAAATAAGTAAATTTTACACAGGTAAAGAATGAATATGCAAAAGGGGCCGAATGATACTAATCAAAGACAAAGTTACAAAAATAGTACATGTCATAATAAATTTTGTAAAAAGAAAATATAAAAATAAAAAAGAAGAAAAATGCCATACATGTACTATTTTGATCAAAGGACATAAATAAGAATATAAATAAAAGAGTACATGTCATAAATTTTTTTAGAAAAACCCAAAATCAAAATAAAAAAGAAGAAAAACACGAGACATGTACTATTTTAAGAGAATGATAAAATGGATAGAAAGACAAAGGAGTTTTGCAAAGATATAAGTGGAAATAAAAGAGTAAAATGGAATATTAATGTTAGTAAACGTTGAGAAAATGAGAAGAACAATTCCGAAAAGTAAAAGAATAAGTTCAGTGATAAGAACAAATAAAAGAGTACATTTCTTGAAAATTTAAATAAAAATAAAATAAAAATAAAATTGTAAGAAAAAGGTGAGACATGTACTATTTTCAATAAAGGAATAGATAACCGATAAACATAATTAATAAAGGCAATAAGAACAAACAGTTAAAATAAAAAAGTACATGTCTGTAAAATTTTTTTACAAAAACCAAAATAAAAAAGAAATCAAAATAATGATAAGACATGTACTATTTTAAGAATAGTAAAGGAACAGCAAATATTAAAAGTAAAGGATAAGAAATTTTATATTTTCATAGTTATATTGTAGATATAATAAAGGACGAAAATGGAGAATATAAAAAATCAAAAAGGATAATGTGATAGACTATCGTTATAACAAATCAAAGAAAAGAAACAAAACAATAGAAACAAGTTAAAGAGTACATGTCATGAAAATATTTACAAAAAGAAAATAAAAAGAAAGAAGTAAGAGAAACGTAAGACATGTACTATTTCTAGTAAATTAAAAATAATAAGAAAAGGAAAATAAATATTATTTTTTGAATATATTCGACATATAAAAGAGTACGAATAGAACAATGAGAGAATATAAAAAACAAGCGTGATGGAGTAGCGTAATGATACAAGCGCGATACGCTGGCGTTATGTAGAGAATATGCGATGGAGTTGCGTTATGATACAAGCATGATACGCTGGCGTTATGTACAGACGTTGTGGAGTTGCGTTATGATGCTACGTGATACGCTGACGTTATGTACAGACGTGATGGAGTTGCGTTATGATGCTACGTGATACGCTGACGTTATGTACAGACGTGATGGAGTTGCGTTATGATGCTACGTGATACACTGGCGTTATGTACAGACGTGATGGAGTTGCGTTATGTACTTACACGTTTTGCCATTCCTGCAATACTGCTAACACAAATACCTTGT